CTGCAACCGATAAAGAACGGGCGAATTTATTAAAGCAAATCAAGGCACAAGAAAAAGTCCTTGATAAAATGGATCAAAGCGATTCTTCTTCTTCCAACAAAGATACTTTCAAGGATAAACTTGATAAACGTAAAAAGTTGTATCAGGATTATTTCAAGTGGATCAATTCAAATGATCCTATTTTGAAGAAGGCCGCCGATACCGAATTTGCCGGAATGCTGAAACAAGGCAAATCATTCTTGGAATACCTGAAGAACCAACGGGATAAACTTCTTTCCGTCGCTGATCAAACAGCGACGCAAAAGGCCCAATTGAAAACAATCAATGATATGATTGCTGAAGAAACGAAAAAAACCGTTTTACAGGATTTTGAAACAGCCCTTCAGAAGCAAATGAATTCAGCAACGTCCGTTCTTCAGATGCTTGATATTATTTCCAAAAAGCGCAAAGAATTATCCGGGGACGGATCAGACCTTGACACCGGGAAAAAGGAAATACTTGACAAGGCGGATCAGAGTGCACAAGAACAAGCCCAAGAAGAAACAAACAAGCTAATCGAAGATTATGCTTCATATTTAACAAGAAAGCTTCAGTTGCAACAAAAGTACACTGACGATATGATCTTGCTCGAAAAACGCCTGAAAGAAGCCCAAGACGCAAATAATCCTGAAGACGTTGCCAAGATTCAAGGTGCAATCAGCAACCGAAAGGAACAATATGCGAAAGATAGCAAGTTGTCGGGTGATTCTGATTATGATGCAATGGTTGTACAATACCGGAATTTTGAGCAAAAAAAGCAAGCTATTATTGACGAATTTGACGAAAAAAGAAAAAAGGCCCAAGAACATGGGAACACCCAATTAGTTGAAGAACTTAATAAAGCGCAAGCCAAGGCCCTTTCTTCTTTGGCAAGCGACGAACTTATGAAGTCGGCCGACTGGAATAAACTGTTTGGCGATCTTGATTCGGTTGCTACAAGTGAAATCGAAAAACTAATCGCACTAATAGAAAAGAATGAAGTTTCCCTTGGTGTTAAACTTTCGCCTGAAGATTTAAAAGCCGTAAAGGATAAATTGCAAGAAGCTAAGAAAGAAGTTGAAACAAGAAATCCATTTAAAGCCCTTGTAAATGGGATCAAGGAATATTCTTCAGCTACGGACGACGAAAGCAAAAAGAAGTCTTTTAAAAAGATGTTTGAAGGGGCTTCGTCTTCGATCGACCTTGTCAAAGGGGCCTTTGATTCAGTTGTTGGCGGTCTTGATAAAATGGGTGTTTCGATGGACGATCAGACGAAGGCCGTCTTGAATGATATATCCGGGATTGCGCAAGGTGCGTCAACTTTGGCCCAAGGTATCGCAACCGGGAACCCCCTTGCGATTATCCAAGGATCAATTGATATTATTTCAAATGGTATTGACTTGATTTGGGGTTCCAAGGATCGCAAGCTTGAAAAGCAGATCAATCAGCATAAAGAAGCGGTTGAAGCATTAACCGACGCTTATTCAGACCTTGAACGGGCCGTTGATAAAGCCCTTGGCGGGGATACATATAAGAATCAAAAACAGATGATCGCCAACCTTCAGCAACAACGGGCGCATTATCTTGAAATGATCCGTCTTGAAGAAGATAAGAAGAAAACCGACAAGGACAAGATCAAAGAGTATGAAAACGCTTACAAAGAAGCGGGGCAAACCATTGAAGACGTTCTTGAAGAAATATCGCAAGACATTCTTCAGATTAATGCGAAAGATTTTGCCGATCAGTTGGGCGATGCTATTGTCGAAGCATTCGGAAAGGGTGAAGATGCTGCAACCGCCTTCGGTGATACCGTCAACGATATAATGAAAAATGCCATTCTAAACCAATTGAAAAAGAACTTCTTGGAAAAGCAATTGCAAGGTGCACTTGATAGCCTTGAACAATCAATGGGTTATTGGAACGGTGACACTTTTGTTTTTGATGGTTTGACAGAAGAAGAACAGGCAAGATTTAAGGCGCAAATTGCCGCTATTGGTCAAAATTTCAATTCAGCACTTGAAATTTATAGCGATTTATTTAAAGACCTCGCCGATGAAGTTGACGACAGTTCTTTATCCGGCGGAATCAAAGGAGTATCAGAAGAAACAGCAAGTAAATTAAGCGGCCAAATTAACGCAATGCGTATCAATCAAGCCGAATCACTAACCGTGTTGCGAAATCAACTTATGGTATTGAATCAAATTGCGGCCAATACTTCTTATAATTTCCATTTGGAAAAGTTGACACAAATCGTCGATCTTTTAAAGTCAAGTCAGACCGACCCTTTGCGCTCACAAGGTTTGAGTTAATGTGTATCACTGTAATACTTATTATTATGAAAATAGGAAAAGAACTTGCCATTGCAGCCAAAAAGAAAGGGATTTGCAAAGAATGGTTTAACAGCATGAAGGTACTTGAAGACAAAGACGCCTTGATTGAAATGTACGTCAAGGGAATTGATTTTTGTCTTGCAAATGATTTTCCAAGTAATGACTATATCCGTACCAATTTCACCGGGAAAATGGAAGCCTACGGGGTACACTTGGACGAATGCCTTAATACAGCCAACGACCGCCGGGTTGTTGCGCTTGGGCGTTGCCTTGGACGTATTGAAGTCAACGGATTTGGTGTTTCAGAAATATTCGTAAAGCATGAATCCGACCTTCTTATTGTCGCCAAGGGTAATTCCTTTGTCATGATCGACATGTTCGACAATTCAAAGCTTCATGTTATCGCTTCGGCGGATGCTAAAGTTTGCGTCAACCACTACGGCGGTGATCTGAAAACTGAAAGTTGTGAAGATGCAATTATTAAAGTAATCGAAAAGAATAAAAAATCATACTGATATGGCACTAAATACTAACAACATAGTTTTGAATTTACCCTTCGACGAAAGTTCCGGTTCGACGGTTGCTTATGATTACAGCGCAAACCGGGCCGACGGTGTTGTTCTTGGGGCTGATTTTGTTACCGGAAAGATCGGGAATGCGATCAAGTTTAACGGTGGTGAAGCAACTTGCGAAGTTTCGCCAAGTGTTTTGAACTTATCCGGTGAATTTTCCCTTCTTGCTTGGATCAATCCAAGTACTATCGAAGTAGGAAGTCCGGCAAAAGCGATTTGGATGCTTGCTTTTTCGGGCGTTGAAAATTATGTCGAAGTTCCAATCGAATTAAATCCCGGAAATTGGGTTTCAATTGGGGTAACAAGAAAAGGGACAATCTTTAATTTTTACGTCAACACCGTACTTGTTCAAACAGTCAACAAAAGCGGAACACTTGTCGGATTATCGCTTAATCAAGATTATTACGGGGGCCAATACGGCCAAGCGTTACTTGACGATTTAAAAGCCTTCAATATTGCATTGACGCAAGCGGATATTGCCGATCAAATGACTAACGTAAAACAGTTGACATATTCGATTGATGGTATTGATCTGAAGGATTACGGCGTTTATGTTTCGGGTTCCGACGGTCTTCTTGATCGCCCAAAAATGAAAACCCCGATGTCGCTTTCTTGGGATAATTATCACGGTGAAGTCGTTGACTTAAATCATAAGTTTTACGAAAGTCGGGAAATTTCCCTTTCGTGTTTTATAAAAGCAACCGGGAAAGGTGACTTTGCAACCAAGCTAAATAACTTCTTGCGCATATTTGATAAGAAGGGTACACATAGACTTATGGTTGATATTCACCCTACTAAACCGCTTGTGTATGAAATTTACTCGGAAAGTGCAATATCCATTAAAAAGACTTGGAATGATGCCCTTATGATCGGAACGTTCACCTTGACTTTAAAAGAGCCAAGCCCGGTAAAACGTGTATTGAAGCATATACGAATAGGCGATGCAACAAAGACATGCAGTATCACGATAACGACAACCAAGTTAGTTGATATTTATTGGGGTGATGGTAGTGTTTCAACCGATGTTTACGGAACGGCCAACACTATTTCGCACGACTTTGCTGATAACGGTGAATAATACATTATTGTTGCCGGATGTATTGATGAAATCGAAACTTTTTCAACTAATGCAATTTTTGTATGGAACATTTTATGATAAAACATATCGACGGTTCTACGGTTCCCCTTCAATCAAGGGGGGCCGTTAGCCGCATTACAAGGGCGACGCAAACGGT